ATGGGAAGATCTACGTTACAGAACATATACACCTGACTTCGTATTAGACAACGGTATTATCATTGAGACTAAAGGAATCTTTGATAGTGCAGACAGACGTAAACATCGTGAGATACAGAGACAACATCCTGAGTTAGATATAAGGTTTGTGTTTAGCAACTCTAAAGCTAAGTTATATAAAGGTGCTAAGTCCAGGTATTGTAATTGGTGTGAGCAACACAAGTTTCAGTGGGCGCATCGTGTGATACCTGAAGAGTGGTTGAAAGAAAAGGGTAACGAGATCAAAGTTAAACGCATAGAATTAAAAACAAAAAGGAAGAAGTAGAATGGCTCACGAAATAAAAGATAATGAAATAGCTATAGTAATAAGTCCTATAAACTATGATGATGAATCTGATTGGGATGGTGATATAGATGTAGGATTAGTAATATCCTCTGATAATGAAATACCAAAAGAGATTATGCGTGGTGTCATAGGTATAGCAACTATGATGTCAGCTTTCTTAGATGTGGCTGCTGACAACCCTGAGATATACGATATAGTTGAAAGACATAGAGATTATCTAATTGATTTAGAAGAACAAAAAGAGGAGAAACCTGTTGTAAGTAAAGAGGGTAATGTGTATACCCTTAGTAAATGGACAAAGACAAAAGGGAATGCATGACAGATCAAGTAAATAACCCAGTACACTACAACCATAGTAAAATAGAATGCATTGAAGCTATTGAAGCTATGACAGAAAATATGGCAGGAGCTATAGCACCACACGCTGCTAACGTATTGAAGTATATGTGGAGACACGAGTACAAGAATGGACTAGAAGATATAGATAAAGCTATCTGGTATCTAAACAGGTTAAGAGATCGATATAAGGAGTTACACAAATGATAACAGCAGACGATATAAATGCATGGAAAGATATGTACGAAATGACATTTGGGGATTATCAGATAGAGGCAGACAAGACTGCTATATACCCTGATGAACACAAAATAGTTTACCCTGCGTTAGGACTCGCAGGTGAAGCAGGTGAAGTAGCCAACAAAGTAAAGAAGATGTTAAGGGATGGGAAGTTTGACAGACAGGATGTAGCTGCAGAGGTAGGTGATTGCCTGTGGTATATTGCAGCTTTGTGTCGTGACTTGAACTTTGATATGGGTTACATAGCTAGATGTAACTTAGACAAACTTCATAGTCGTATGGAGAGAGGAACCATCAAAGGCAGTGGCGATAAGAGATGAAGTTTAATATTAAACTAACAATAGAAATAGATGAGGAAGAACGAATACTACCCATAGTAGCAGAGATGCATGAGGAGGCAGTTACTGAGTTATTCCAAGATATTATTTATGATATTGATGGTGCAGTAATTAGAAAGATAGAGGTTAAAAAACATGAATAACTACTTACCAACAGACTACCAAAACTTTATACACAAATCACGATACGCTAGATATGATGAGGGTAAAGGCAGAGAGCATTGGCCTGAAACTGTAGAACGTTATATAGAAAATGTTGTAGGTAATAGGATAGATGAAGAAACTAAAGATGAGTTAATGTTTGCCATACTCAATTTAGAGATCACTCCTAGTATGAGAGCCATGATGACAGCAGGTCCAGCAGCAGAGCGTGACAATACTTGTATGTATAACTGTAGCAACCTAGCCGTAGATGACCCAAAAGCCTTTGATGAATTGATGTTCATTCTTCTCTGTGGTACTGGTGCTGGATTCAGTGTTGAGAGACAGTTCATTAACAAGCTTCCAGAGATCCCAAAACTCTTCGAGAGTGATACTACCATTGTGGTAAAGGACAGTAAGGAGGGCTGGGCTAAAGCGTTCAGACAATTATTGGCTCTTCTGTGGGCAGGTGAAATACCTCAGTGGGATGTTAGCAGAGTTCGCCCTGCAGGTGCAAGACTAAAAACGTTTGGAGGTAGAGCTAGTGGACCTGCACCTTTGGTTGAGTTGTTTAACTTTACAGTTAAGACATTCAAGGATGCTCAAGGACGCAAGCTATCTAGCTTAGAGTGCCATGACCTAATGTGTTTCATTGGTCAGATAGTTGTAGTTGGTGGTGTTAGACGTAGTGCTATGATTAGTTTGTCTAACCTTAGTGATGCTCGTATGCGCCACGCTAAGTCAGGACAGTGGTGGAACGAAGCTGCTCACAGAGCGTTAGCTAACAACTCAGTATGCTACACTGAAAAGCCTGACATGGAAACATTTATGCGTGAATGGTTAGCCTTAGTAGAAAGTAAATCAGGAGAGAGAGGTATATTTAATCGTGAAGCATCTAAGAAACAAGCTGAGAAGTTTGGAAAACGTGACCCTAACTATGAGTTTGGAACTAATCCTTGCAGTGAAATTATACTACGACCAAATCAGTTCTGCAATCTTACGGAAGTTGTGGTACGAGCCACGGACACGGTGGATGACTTGGCTAGAAAAGTCAGACTCGCCACAATACTTGGGACGATCCAAAGCACGTTCACAAAGTTCCCCTACCTCAGAAAAGTCTGGACAACAAACACAGAAGAAGAAAGACTCTTAGGGGTAAGCTTAACTGGTATTATGGATAACCCTCTTATGACATCAAAAAACAAAGGATTGGAGAAGACTCTTGAACATTTACGAGAAGTTGCTGTTCACACTAATACTGATTGGGCTGACCGCCTTGGCATTCCAACAAGTACAGCAATCACATGCGTTAAACCAAGTGGAACAGTATCACAATTAGTTGACTCAGCATCAGGTATACATGCACGTCATGCACCTTACTATATTAGGACAGTGCGTGGTGACAACAAAGATCCTCTAACACAGATGATGCAAGATCAAGGTATACCTAATGAGCCGTGTGTTATGAAACCTGAAACAACCACTGTGTTTAGCTTCCCAATGAAGTCACCAAGTAAAGCTGTAACTCGAAACGATATGACAGCCATCGAACAAATGGAGATGTGGTTAGCGTATCAGAGACATTGGTGCGAACACAAGCCAAGTTGTACAATTTCAGTGAGGTCTGATGAGTGGATGGAAGTAGGTGCATTTGTTTATAAACACTTTGATGAAATGTCAGGTGTATCATTTTTGCCACACTCAGATCACACCTATCAGCAAGCACCCTATCAGGATTGCACTAAGGAAGAGTATGAAGAGTTGTTATCTAAGATGCCAAAGAGTATTGATTGGGATAAGCTCAGTGATTATGAGCAAGAAGATAATACGCATGGAATGCAAACCCTAGCTTGCTCTGGAGATAGCTGTGAATTAGTAGACTTAGTATAAATAAATGGTTGACTTAATAAATAAAAATAATATAATTATGCGATGTAAAGAATCTAACAAAGGAGATAGATAATGGAAGCAGTATTTATAGCAGTATCAGTAATTTTTATTGGGCTAGGTGTATGGTCAGATGCCGTAGAGCCTTTACTGGATAATACAACTACTGAACCTACAGTAGAAGTGACAGAATAATGTATGTTCTAGTACTCATACTCACTATTGGTAATGCTTATGCAAACGTTAAAGCTGTGGATCACATATATCCTACTATGGAAGCTTGTAAAAATGGAGCAGTGTATATACGTAGTGAGTTACTGAGTACTAGACCTACTCCTGATTCAAAGGTATTTGCTTATTGTACAGAAATACCTCAAGGTGTATGATGACACGTATTAACCCAAAAACAGGTAAAAGGTTTTACTATAAAGATAATCCAGATGCAGTAAAACGAAGACTTAAATCTAATATGTATGTAAATGGTAAGTATATTTCAAAGACGCATCCATTACATAAACCTGGTAAGTATAAATCATTTGGTGACGCTGCCTTTTCTGCTTTGCAAAAAGATATAAAAATAAAAGAAGGTTACGTCTATGTTATAACTAATCCTGCATGGCTTGGGTGGGTCAAAATAGGTATGGCTATTGATGCTCAAGATAGATGTGACGGCTATCAAACTAGTAGCCCACACCGTGATTATAAATTAAAGTATGCCATTGAGACAGATGATAGAAGAGCATTAGAGCAAGCTGCACACAAAGAAGCTATGAAAGTAGCGAGTGAGTATAAAGGTGAGTGGTTTAAGCTTGATGTTGAAACAGCCATAGAAATACTTAACAACTTAAAGGAACAAGATGAGCCTAGAAAAAGAAGCGCAGAACTTTATATCTAGGAGACACGACCATTTCAAAGAGGGTATACAGGAGCGTATAGAAGCGTTAGATAAATACATGACAGATAATCTATATCATACTACTGAAACACGAGAAGCTATAAAACATTTAATGATAGTACAAATGTGGGCAGAGCGTAGCTCAAGACTCAACGGTACAAAAAAGTAATACCTCTTTATTCTGTTACTTCTCTTTCAGCTTTTGCTTGAGCTTTACCTGCTGATATATACCAGTTAAGAAGAACAGAACGTCTTGCGTCTTTCTCAGCTTCATCAAAAGAATCATCATTATTTATAATGGCTATCGCATCCTCTATAGTCATACCAGAGAAGCCATATCTATCTCTTAAAGTCTCCCATCCATCCTCTGCTTGCGCTGTTTCTTTTGATCCAAGTGCTTTATACTCACCTCTCACATATGCATTGTAATCTGAGTTATACTCTTCTTTCTTTCTAGCATAATCACCTAAGATAGACCTAGCTGTTCCTCTGTATTCAACTATAAGCTTTCGTAACTTAGTTTCTAATAATCTTTTCTGTTGTCTAGGGTCATTATCTAAAGATTTATATATGGGTGTTTTCATAAACTGTTCAGCTTTTTCTGCTAAATCACCTTGCGCTATTTGTTGTGTAAATAGTTCCAATGCACTATTCTTTTCTCTGTAAGGATTGTACACTATAAAAGGATCAATGTTTAACCTAGACATTTCCATCTTTAACTTATTCTTGGGTGGCTCTTTAGTAAACCCAGTAATCTGTTTTAGAAAAGGATCAAGCTGCCTGATAGGTCCATCACCAAACACATCATGTCTTACCACATCATACCCTGTGTCTTTATTATCAGGGTCCATAAGTTGAAAGTGTGTACGGCTAGATGAACCCATCCACTTTAGTAATCCTTCTAATTCAGACTCACCTAAGTCTATACCTGTAGTTTCTTTTAATGTTTTAGACATTTCGTTTAAATTAAAGTCAGGTAAACTTTTAGCAAATCTACTAAATAAATATATGTTTGGACTACGTGGACCACCAATATCAGCTAGAGATACTGTAGCATCTAGAGTCTGTGGTAGATAAGATGAACGTGGATCAAACTGTCCATAGAAGTCTTTCACTACAGCAGCAGGGTACGTGTATGAACTAACATAATCTCCTAATACTTTAAGTAAAGGTTGGTAGTTAGGATTACCCTTAACTAAAGACTCTGCTGTTGTTACCATCTCATCTATTATTGTACCTCCAGGTCTAAACTCTGTACCTATCATAAGCTTAGATACATTTTTAAGAAATAACTCTGGATTATCTTGTAGATCGTTAGGCAAACCCATTGTCATACGTGTTCCTATATTAACTACATAATGCATTGGTGCTGCTGGACCCATAGCAGCTTGAGCATTTGTTACTTCGCCAGTTAGTAACTTATCTTCAAACCACTGCAACCCCTGCTCAATATTATCCTTTTGATAAAAATAAGCAGATGCAAACATAGCACCACCAGTAAGTTGTTTTGCCCACTCCTCATCAGTAAGTTTAAATCCT